CCAAATGTGTTACTAAACGGTGTAAGCCATCCAGGAAACACGACCAGTGCGGCCTTGAGCACTCCTAAAACGAGAATCCACGGTAAAAGAGTTGCGACGAGTGCTGTTTTTTCTTGATCAAATCCACATATATCTTTTGACATTGCAAGGTTGATGAAATACTCACCTGTGATGAGAACGATAAAAAACATACTCGTAATACCGCCACTTAACACTCCATTTTTCTTATACTTGTAGTAACAATATCCAGCAAACAGAACTAAAAAAAAACCAATTGCAACAGATGAACTTAATTCTGCCATGTAAGAGTTTATTCCTTGTTATATAACTACATTATAGATGGATTATTTGTATCGCGTCTTCTCGCATGCGTTTCCATTGTTTCGTTATTTTTTCCGTTTATACTAACTAAGTGAATTCGCCTTTTATTCGTCGCAGGGATGAATGATAATGCTCCTGCACCAACCTTGATCGAACCTGGTGTGAGATATTTTTTGAGCAAATCTCTCGAACAATGTCATAAGGTAAAGGATTATTATTATACCCAAACATTCAACTTTACAGTAGGTGTTGCGTTTTTTCTATGTTTAGGCATATTTTTATATATTCGTTACAAAGGTAAGCCGACACCAGAAGAAGTGGAAGCGAAAAAGCGACAGCAACAAGAATACATTCTCTCGAAACTCAAAATGGTAAACGCCAGTCATTACGCTCAAAGTAAAGGGATCCCGATGGATTGTCGCATTCATCCTGCCGGAAATGGAATGGGGATGCTTACGAACCTTCCATTATGGAAGAACCCGGATGAAGATTACTGGAAACGAAATTATGCATAACACGCGGAAAGAGTGAAGGGAGTGGAGCCGACGAGTAACGGGAGTGGATCCGACGACGTTTAACTATTAGTATTTGATTCTTACTATAGTATAACAGAATACGAAACACCATCGAATCATGTCCGTATATCAAGATCTACACGCAGCAATTCAAGAACGTACACAGTATGGCGGAGGCGGCGCCGCATCCAAAATTGCACAACAAAAAGAAGCACAGGATAAGCGTGATACGCTTAAAAAAGCGACACGTGTCCTCTTGGAAATGACGCGCAAACAAGAAGACGCATTAAAAAAACACTTGCAGCGCGCAGCTGATCCCAATGAATTCCGCGGATTGATTTATCCTTACCAACTGATTCCAGAAGAGGAACGTATAAAAATCAACGAAGCGATACATGGGTACTACTCGATGAAAGAAAAATATAATTCGGCGCTTGAAAAACGAAGACAACGCTTGATAAATGACCCCGTTATCAGTTGGAAATCTCTTTCGTCACAACAAAAAGCGAAACGTCTCGCAATGATCAAACCTGCTTGTATTGTCTGTAAGCAGGAAGGCGGTTCTATTTTCACAGAAACAGATGGTAAACTCAAGGCGATCTGTGGAAATATCTCTCAACCGTGCGGGTTCCATATCGAAGTCAGCCGAGGGAAATACGCGAGTTTAGAAACTTTGATGAATGAATCTCTCGAAGAAGTGCGTGCAACTAAGGAGGAGATTATCCGGATGAAACTGGACCTTCTATTCCGGTTTATCAATGAAGATGAGCTGCTTGAACAGTTTGACGCAGTGCAGCATAAATTGCAGGAGCAACTAAAAATGTATGCGGAGTTCAGGAGTTATTACTTGAGTGTAACTGACAACGATGATCTTCGTAAAGATACGGATACATTGACGCGTGTGATTTCAGAAAAAGTGGCGCGTATTAAGGAATATATGACCGAATTCCGTGATTCAGAGTGGAAAAACCGAAGTATCATTGATGATATTCTTGTGCTGTACCAGCAGGATATAGAGCCCGCATATATGAAACTGCGAGATACGAAGTATATTTATTCACAAGTAGAAACAACTGAGAATGCAGATGGCGCGCTCGTTCAAATGTACAATGATCGTGAATTCAACCTGTCACAGAAGAAATATAGCTATCATGAACTATATATGCCAGTGATTATGCCAAAATGGATCGCTGATAATCGTATCGTAAGTAAACCAGTTGGAGCAGTCGCAGCACCTGGTGGAGCAGCGGCCGGTGCTCCACCAAAACGTCAATAATTGTCTTATTATCGCAGCAATATATAACAATACAATTTCATCGTACGTATACAATGTTCAACTTATTCAACTTCATTTCTCTTCCCGTATTTATTTTGAGTCTTTCGATTGGCCTATTCTACGTATATATTTCAGTACCAAACCCAAAGATAATTTACGTATATCCTACACCAGATAATCTGCGTAATTTTCAGTTTAAAGACCATGCGGATAATTGCTTTTCATTTAAGGCGAAAGAAGTACCTTGCGACAAAGTAAAGGGATCGCTGAAAAAAATTCCTGTTCAGTAATCAGATCATAAATAATATTAAACAATTTTCCATCTTAATATTATAACACGCTTTGAACCCCATGTCATTTTCCTCTACGCCTATTATGCCTTCATCCGAAATCGCGAGTGCGACAGCGACCATCACTGGACCCATCCATTTTTCGGTGACCTGCATGAATGACCGCTGCAAGATGAATGTATTTGGTAAACCCGAATCAAAACTGATGAGTATGCCGAGTGTGGTCGCTAGACCGCCTCCGTTTGGAAGTTTACCCTTACCTGGTAGCGGCGGTGGTGGAAAGGTTCGCCCTTACTTTCCAGTGAATGGTTGAAAAATCTGGATTACATTCAGGCCTTATCATTCTAATTTATATCTGTATATATTAGAGTACCAAGATGGGTTTTCAACGGCTTCTTCATACAGAAACAGGCCGTATTATTATATCAATCGTTCTTGGTTTAGGTATTGCTTCATTGTTTCGAAAAGTGTGTAAAGATCGGTCATGTATTCGATTTCGCGCACCGCCGCTTAAGGAACTAGAGAAAGATACTTATAAATTAGATGATAAGTGTTATAAATATAAGACAAATGCGGTGAAATGTGACCCTAGTAAGAAAGAAGTAAAGATTAATTGATTGCGTCAAAAAATCGGTCTCTTCAATATAAGAATATGTATATCTAGTACATATTCTTTAGCAATGAGTGACACAACAAGTATTGATGATCTGCCATTAAGTAGCCAAACACCTAGCTCTGGTCATGGCAGCAATGGAGCACCACTTATTTATTCTCCGAATATTGGTATCGACCAAGGGCCCGCGCATGTACCCGGAAATGTCATGAATGAAGTCATGCAAGGTGTTCAGCGTGCTAGTGCGAATGGAATGACAATGATACCAACGAGAGATATTCCGATGAATCCGAATTCATTCACACATGACGACCAAGCCCGGCCAAATTATGTTCCGCAGCCAAAGTCGGTACATTTTCCTGACGGTTCTGTTCCAGGTGACAATGACTTTGATTACATTAAGGATCATACATCCATGGAAAGCATCGTTCGAGCAAATGCACGCGAGTCAAATCAACTCGATACACTCGAAGCGATTTATTATGATATCCAAATGCCTATTTTAGTAGGCGTTATGTATTTCATTTTCCAGATGCCTATTTTTCGTGCACAACTTCTTCACTTCCTCCCATCATTATTTGGGGAAGACGGGAATTTCAAAATGATAGGTCTTACAGCCACAAGCGCGATGTTTGCGTTGATCTTTTTTATCATTATGAAACTATTAAATAAACTGGGCGAAGGATTCTAATCTCTCTTGCGTTTACGAGTTTTTGATCCCGAACTCGACGCGGCTGCCGCTTTCTTCTTTCCAGCGTTCTCGTATGGAATATACCGAAGAAACCACTCTTCGAACTCACGTGTACCACGCTTGTTTTTCAACTCTTCGTATTTCTCTGTCTTTTCATATCGCATGGATTCAAGTGTCGGTTGTTTTCCGTAGCAGTTAATGCTGAAACGTTTCAATAAACCTGTCTGCTTAAGTCGGTTATGTTGCTGAACATCAAATAGAAATTGAGACATACATAAGATACGGTTGATATCATAATAGATACGGTCAGCATAAATAAACGCCAAGTAAAAACTCAACATTGTATCAATTGTCGCAATACGAATCGACTCGTTGTCAATCCGTATTGTATTGTAACTGTGACACGCAAGCGGTTTGTATAAGAACGCAATGACTTCATCACCGATACGAATATCATAATGCTCTGAAATGACTTCACCTACGCCAGCGTGTTTTGTATATTTCGCACCGGTATATTTATGCGCGGTGAGTTCACGAATAACGGCCTCACAAAGGTCGCGAGGATTTTCTGAGAGAACATCAAAGTCAGGAATTTTCTGGACAATACGGCGCTGATGTTTTGGCATGTATCTTGAGTACAAAATATTTGCATATCCACCGAAAAATACGGCGCGGTTCTTGATAAATACATCGCGCACGATATGATACACATCACTCTCTGCGAGTTCCTTCTCTCGGTGATTTGAATAGGAAAGGCTAGATTTACTTAGATAATATTCGGGACTCTTGCTCCTGCTCCTGCTCTCACTCGCACTCCTGCTCCTGCTCTCACTCGCACTCCTGCTCTCACTCGCACTCCTGCTCTCACTCGCACTCCTGCTCCTGCTCTCACTCGCACTCCTGCTCTTACTCGCGCTCGGTGTTGCATCTTTATCTAAATCACGTCGTTTCATTGAATACAATACAAACTCGTCATCCTTCCCTAATAACCTCTCGTATGTTGCAACTAGTTTGTATCGGTGAGTGATACGATCTTCTTCGATCGTATATTTAAAATCACCGATCGTTTCTTCATGTGAGGGTACCTTGTAATATAAATGTTTCATGTATGATCCTAAATGACGATACTTACGAATAACGCCACGTATCGCATCACGTTTCAACGCTTTAACACTGTTCGTTACACTTCTTCTACTTCCGCCACCTCGTTTCACTGTCCGGGTCTTGGATGCAGATCTAGATGCAGAGTTAGACTTAGACCTGGTTTTTGAAATACTAATTTCCCCTGTATTCGACCTTGTAGCGCCATCAAACCCACGCTGGTATTCTATTTTGTCACAGTCATATCCTTTTAACGGATAATGATTATTCAATAAAGTCAACCGCTTCTGGACCTTTTCCCAACGCGAAACATCACCATCGGGACGGGAGAGCTCGAGGTACATTGCCATACGGAGAAAGTCGGGTGGAGCGTATCGAATGCCTTGTTTGATAATTGCATCACGAGAGATTGCCTTGAATAATGCAGGTTCCATTTGTGTAATATCAGCAATCCCTGTGAAATTCACGAAGACTTTATATGTACCGTGATGAACACCGGATTTCGCTTCAACATCTTCATAACCTGCCTTATAATAGATATCAGCGAGTTCCTTCGCGTGATCTAATGCATTGTCGGAATAAAAGTCATAATCAGGGAGTTCAAGATCCTTGTTGTAAAATTGTGCATCTTCTGGTAAGATGTTATTGATTGCCGTTCCACCATAACACACAAGCTTTTTGTTTGCTATAAAATCTTCCACAATCGAAATGATCTTTTTCACTTTTGGGTCATGTGTAACCGCTTCACCCTTCTTTTTCTCAACAATGTCAACTGCTTCACGCAAGATTTCAAGTTCTTTTTCGTCATAAGAAACATCAGCACTAGTTTCACCGTGACCGTGGCCTTTACTATGCGGCATTTTTGTTAAATACTATGATATCTCTTATCATAGTATTAGATAATTTGCGGAGTATCGAATGAGGGTGAAATGAATAAATTATATAGTAATCTTGACACCACCCGCAGCTTCTGCTGGACGAGCCTCCATTGATGCCTTGGGATTGGGTGGCTTTGGAGGAGCAATCGTGATCTGGACGTAACGCAAATCCTCTGGTTTGAGAATAAATGCGTATCCGATCGATGCAAATTTGTCTTCATATGCTTTAAGTTTCTCATCACGCACTTCTTCTTGAAAACACATTGCGGCGATTTGACATCCCCACGTGTAAGGACCATTATGTCCATCATTTATAGGACGACCACCTTTTTCTGGCAATACAAGACACATATTCTTTTTATTCGCATCTTTGAATGTTTGAGGATCACCCACATTTTTCACCCCGAAATACGTATACTTGGAAAGGAATAATGACTTTGAACTCATATTGATTAGTTCAAATAACTTCGTTTTTCGGTATACGGGATTTGAACCATCTACAATCAAAATGATTTTTCCTTTAAAATCGAGAAGATCTTCATTGCCTAAATCCTTGGACTGAAACTCACGACCGTATTTTGGACCAAGCAAGTATCGTGCAACCGATTTACTTTGCGAAATAATTTTTGCTAGGTTATCATACATTGTAATATTTTGCGACATCATACGCATATGAATAATAAACGGATCGCCAGGATTTGGACATTTGGCACCAGAAAATACATAATTACCAAGTACTTCAAATGCATCGGAAACTGGAATATGGTTGAATGTCTCTTTATAATTGAACGAATTTACAGATGATGATGCAATCACTGGCTGGTTTTCAACTGAAAACACTTCGAAGTCGACGAACCTACATCCTCTCGCGATGACATAAAGAAATGCGTCCATGCTTACGTTCGAATTCTTGAACTTGTCTGGATTGAATGCATTATACGCAGCTTTGATGTAATAATCGCGTAATTTGAATTTTGACTGACTATCGCCTTCGTTGATCGACGTAATGTTTCGTTCCATGATATCTTTTGTGTCTGAATCCGCATTTTCGTTTGCATTTTCTAGTCCTTCCTTTATGTTTCCGGTTATTGGTGCCGCAGTATCTGCAATACTATCCGTGTCTGGTGCAGGTAATGGTAATATATGTGACATCGGGTCCGTGTCTAACTGTGTTGCAGCCTTTCTGCGTTGATGAAGTGTCATTTCATGTTCTGTTGTATATGTTGTGAAGTTTTCTGTTGATAATGGTTCCTTTTTCTGAGACTTAATGATTTTATTCGCTTCATCGAGAACCTTTTTCGTAGCTAGATCAGGTGTTAATTGACCTGGTGTTGTTGAGGCTTTGTTCGGATTAGAAGGCGGATTTGGTGTGGGCATTGGAGCTTTGTTTGGTGTTGGTATTGTCTGGGCTTTGTTTGAGGTTGGCATTGGAGCATTCGGATTCGATGGCGGATTTGGTGTTGTCTGGGCTTTGTTGGTAGGCGCCGTAGACGTTTTTGTAGTCATACCCTCTTTCTTTTTCTCTGCGATTAAACCTTCACGTATCTTCTGTTGTTTTTCATGACATCGTGTTTTAACCATCTCGGAAATCTTCCATATCGCAAATCCTAGAATGATAACACCTATGAATAAATATTCTACTTGATCTCCTTTCATTTCTAATTATATATCATATATATTTTTATATAAAGTTATAACAAGTATACCAACCAATATAGAATACAATTGCGAATACTAAAATACTAAATGACAGGTGGTTTATTGAATCTTATTGCAACAGGCAATCAAAATGTTATTTTGAATGGAAACCCTAAGAAGTCATTTTTTAAAAGCACATATCTTAAATATACGAATTTTGGTCTTCAAAAGTTTAGAATTGATTTTGATGGTCAAAAAAAACTACGACTGACAGAAGAATCTAAGTTCACCTTTTACATTCCAAGGTATGCAGAATTACTCATGGATACGTATATATGCGTGACACTTCCGTCTATCTGGAGTCCAATTTACCCTCCGGCTCGTGCAGAAGATATGTGGGCTCCTTATGAGTTTCGATGGATTGAACACTTAGGAACACAAATGGTGAAGGAAATTGTGATCTCGGTGGGTGGAATGACATTGCAACGATTTACTGGGAATAACTTGATGGCGATCGTAG